CCGTAGGAGAATAAATTATGGCAATATCATCAGCAATATGTTCAAGTTTTAAACAAGAACTTTTACAAGGTAAACACAGTTTTGAATCTTCAGGTGGTCACACTTTTAAAATTGCATTATATGATAGTGATGCTAGTTTAGGTGCTTCTACAACAGACTATTCAACATCAGAAGAAATTACAAACACATCAGGTTCTGCATATTCTGCAGGCGGTGCCACTTTAACTAACACTGGAGTTGGATTAACTAGCACAACTGCATTCACAGATTTTAGTGATGTAACTTTTTCATCTGCTTCTTTTACTGCAAATGGCGCATTAATATATTAGACTAGCATAGGAGGCCGACCGTGTCGGTATCTTCAGGATGGGGCAGGTTCACCTGGGGCCAGGCTTATTGGAATGAGGACACAACTTTTAAAACAGGTTGGGGTGCTCAAGCTTGGAACGATGGTGAATGGGGCGAGCTCAAAGACGCAACTATATTCCCAACAGGTTTATCAATGTCAGCCAACGTCGGCTCGGTTGATGTCCCTGATGTAATAATAACTCCACAAAGTTTTGAGATTACATCTTCACAGGGAGAGGCTTTTGTCCCTGTTGTAATAGAAACAAGTTTATCAACCACATCATCACTCGGTTCTGTTTCTGTAGTTGATATGCAGGTTGGATTAACAGGTCAATCCATAACTAGTTCTATTGGTTCTGTAACTGTTAATGATCTAACAATTGGTCTAACAGGTCAAGAAGCAACCTTAAGTCAAGGGACTGCAAAAGCACCAAACGATACAGCAATAGTTTCTGGTCTATCAATTACATCTGCACAAGGAACTGCAGCAGGTATATCTTCACAAGAGGCAGAATTAACTGGCATATCATTTAGTGCTAGTATCGGAACTGTTACGATACCAAATGATGTGGTTCAAATTTCAGGTGTAGAGGCTACATTTGCATTAGGAACTATTGTTGGATTAGGTAGCGCTATAGCTCAGCCATCAAGTTTGAGCATGACATCTAGTGTTGGCTCTTTAACGATAGAAGAAGGTCTAGGATTAACAGGTCAATCGTTTAATGCTAATGTTGGCTCTGTTTCTATAAATGATATAACGATCGGATTAACTGGTTTCTCAGCCACATTTAATATAGGAGCAGTAGACATATTTGCTTATGGCGATGTTGACACTGGCTCAAATACGTCTTATAGTAATGTTTCAACGGGTTCGAACGACACATATTCGGATGTTGCAACTGGATCAAATACAAGTTATAACGATGTAGCAGCGTAGGAGAATTTTTATGGCATCAACATTTACCCCTTTGGGTATAGAACTTCAAGCAACCGGTGAAAACGCTGGAACTTGGGGAACAAAAACTAATACTAATTTAAGCATCATAGAGCAGATAGCTGGTGGATTTATACAAAAATCTATAGCTGGTGGTGCGCAGACAACAGCTTTAGCCGTGAGTGACGGATCAACTGGTGCAGAACTTGCACACAGAATGATAGAATTCACAGGTACAATCACAGGTAATCAGATTGTCACAATCCCAAATGACGTGCAAAACTTCTATATTTTAAAAAATTCAACATCTGGATCTTATACAGTACAATTTAAATACGCTACAGGATCTGGTGATACATTTACTTTTGGAGCTACTAATAAAAAAACAGCGATAGTATTTGCATCTGGTAATCCAGATACGACAAATCCTAAAATGATAGAGGTTCAGACTGGTGGAGACGTTGTAGACGATACATCACCACAATTAGGTGGAGATCTAGATACTAATTCTTTTAATATTTCATTTGATGATGCACATGGAATTACAGATGAAAATGGAAATGAACAAATTATATTTCAAACAACATCTTCTGCAGTAAACCAATTTGATGTTACAAATGCAGCGACAGGAAACGCACCAAGCATATCAGCTACAGGTGGAGATTCTAACATAGATGTAGCTATTATTCCAAAAGGAACTGGTGAAACTAAAGTTGGTACAGGAGCTGCAACAGCAACTGTAACCTCTAGCGGTGCTTACGATCTTAGATTAGACACAAATTCAGGAACAAACTCTGGTTATATTAACATTGTTGATGGAGCTAATGGTAATCAACAAATATATCCGAACGGAACAGGTTATACAGAAATTGGTGGCGCAACTAACCCAGGAACAATTCAACTTAACTGTGAATCAAACTCTCACGGTATTAAATTACAATCACCACCACACTCAGCTTCACAAAGTTATACTCTTAAATTTCCTACAGGAAACGTAACAGCAGGAACATTTTTAAAAGTAGATTCAGTATCTGGATCAGGAACAACTGGCGTTGGTCAACTTTCATTTGCAGCAGCAGGGACTTCCTGGCAGGCTGTAAAAACTTCTACTTTCACAGCAGCAGCTGGTGAAGGTTATTTCGTAAATACAACAAGTGGTGTCATAACTATGAATTTACCAGCAGGAACGTTAGGCGATGAAATTGCGTTTATTGATTATGCAGGTACATTTGATTCTAACACATTTACTGTGGCAGCAAATGGTTCAGAAAAAATTCATGGATCGACAGATGATTTAACAATTTCAACAGAAAGAGCAGCGAATACACTGGTGTATACAGATTCTACGCAAGGTTGGTTGCTGAAGAATAATTAATTATGTCTAATTATAAAGATATCGTTGGGACGGCAGTCCGAAATAATGCGGGTAATCTTCCTGCAGCTGAAACAGGACAAGTTTGGTTTGATAGTACAAATTTAGATTTTAAATATTTGTTCCCTGCTCAAATAGCATCTTGGCGTACAACAAGTAGTTTAAATACAGCAAGATATACCGCTGGAGGAGGCATAGGAACAAGTTCAAGTGAAGGTTTATGTCATGGAGGAAGCCTACCTCCTGCAACAGCACTTACAGAAGATTGGAACGGATCGACATGGACAGAAGTAAATGATTTAAACAATGCAAGACAAATACCTAGTGGTCATGGAGTTAACACTGCAGGATTAAGTGCAGGTGGTTATGGCACTGCAGAAGTAGCTTACACTGAATCTTGGAATGGATCAAGTTGGACAGAAGTAAATGATTTAAACACTGCTAGATATGGAATGGCAGCTGGAGGAAGTTCAACCGCTGCTTTGGTGGCTGGAGGAGGCGCAGCACCTGGTACGGTAGTAGTATCAGAACAATGGAATGGATCCTCATGGACAGAGGTTGCTGACTTAAATAAAGCAAGAAGAAACATGGGAGGAGCTGGAACAACATCGGCTATGGTAGCTTATGCTGGATATAATTCTCCTGGTGAACAATTTACTTCTGAGACAGAACTTTGGAATGGATCTTCTTGGACAGAAGTAAATAACATGAACACAGATAAATATAATATGGCAGCTGCGGGTCAAACAAGTACAGCTGCTTTAGCTTCTGGAGGAGAGGCGCCCTCTGAACCAACTTCTGCAAAAACAGAATTATGGAATGGAACTAGTTGGTCAGAACAAAATGATTTAAATACTGGAAGATTTGGTGTTTCAGGACTTGGTAGTAGTGCTTCTGCAATATCTTTTGGTGGATCCTTACCAGGATACACAGCTCAAACAGAAGAATGGAATTCAACTAGAGCCGTTGGAGGATGGTCTACAGCTGCAAATTTAAATACAGCTAAAGTATCAGGTGCAGCGTCTGGTGATTCAACAGCAGGTTTAGTTTTTGGAGGAAGTGATTCTACACCTGCAGTAACAGCTACTACAGAGCAATTTGATGGATCAAGCTGGACAGAGGTGAACGATTTAAATACTGCTAGAAACTTTATAGGAGGATGTGGAACTTCAACAGCTGCTTTAGCATTTGGTGGAGGAGCCTCACCATCTCAACTTGCAATTACAGAAACTTGGAATGGTTCTTCATGGACTGAAACTAGTGATTTAAATACTGCAAGAAGACAACTTTGGGGAGTTGGCACAAATACAAATGCTTTAGCGTTTGGAGGTGAGACCTCACCGGGAGGTGGACCAGGAGCAAATACTGATGCGTCAGAAACTTGGAATGGATCATCATGGTCAGAGGGAAATAATTTAAATACAGCAAGAAGAGAATTAGGAGGCGGAGGTATTTATACGTCTGCTTTAGCTTTTGGTGGTCATGGGTTCCCACACCCCACTGCCCATCTTACTAACACTGAAAAATATAACGGAAGTAGCTGGACTGAAGTAAACGATTTAAACACAGGAAGAGATAGACTAGCTGGATCTGGTGCAGATAGTGATAACATTTTAGCTTTTGGTGGAGAATCAGCACCAGCAAGTACAACAGCACTCACAGAGGAATTTGACGGAGTGGCTTGGACTGAAACTTCTGACTTAAATAGTGCGGCGGTTTTTTTAACTGGTCATGGTACAACAACTAGCACCATAACTAATCTTGGAAACAATCCAAGTTTAACGGCAGCAACAGAAACTTGGGCTGGAACTTCAGACACAATTAAGGTATTAACAGATTAAGGAGGAAACTATGGCAAAAACATATCAATACTGTGTAGCAGAAAACTGGGGAAAAGGATTTATCGATCACGATGAATCTTTTAGAATCACGTTTAAAGGCTATCCAGCTAATGTTTGGCAAGTTCCTGCATACAACAAACATGCTAATCTTTGGATTGCCAAAGTAGCGGGTGTCGTTAAAACAAAAGACGAGGCTCAAGCATTAGTTGATGCAGAGGTTCAAGCGGCACAAGCTGCTTGGGATGCTCAGACTGACGAACAAAAAGCTGAGCCAAATCCACAAAGACCTGCTGACATAACATTGGAGGAATAAAAATTTAAATGTCAACTTATAAAGAAATAAGAGGACTTAAAGTTCGGGACTATACCACTAACCCTGATAACCCGATAGAGGGACAGCTATGGTATAATACAACGGACAATGTCGCTAGATATAGAATACCTAACAAAACGGCTGCATGGAGAACAGTTGCGAGTGTAAATACAGCTAGAAGAGATGGTGCAGGTGCAGGAGCGTATAATTCTGCGTTACTTAGCGCTGGGTATGCTTCAGATTACTCTACTCTTAATGAATCTTGGAATGGTTCTGCTTGGACTGAAGAAGGGGATACAAATATTGCTAGAAGTTTATGTGACTCAGTAGGGACAAGTAGTGAATCTGCAATATTATTTGCTGGTTATGGACCAAACCCAGTGGGCCACAGAGATGAAACAGAATCTTGGAACGGATCAACGTGGACAGAAGTTAATGATTTAACCACGGCCGTTTATGGAGTGGGGAGAGCAGGAACGGCAACAGCAGCTTTAGCTTATGGAGGAAATTTACCACCTAATAGTACAACAGGACAAACAGAATCTTGGAATGGAACAAGTTGGACAGAAGTAAACGATTTAAATCAAGCTAGATCTGAATTGGCTGGAGATGGAACTAGCACATCCGCAATAACTGGCGGAGGTTATGTTGGTCCTGGTCGTTCTGCATTAACAGAATCATGGAATGGATCAACTTGGACAGAAGTAGCAGATTTAAATCAAGCTAGAGAAGATTATGCATCAAGTGGATCTGATAACACAGCTAATTTAGTAATTGGTGGATATACAACTCCACCTGGCACATATTTTGCTAGAACAGAGCAGTGGAATGGAAGTTCTTGGACTGAGGTTGCTGATTTACCAGTCGCTACAAGTAAAAATATGTCAGCTCAAGCAAGTGTTACTAATGCATTAACTTTTGCTGGATCTACTGGATCAAATACAGACGCTGCTTATGAATGGGATTCAGCTAGACCTGTAGGAGCATGGTCTACTACTACTAGTATGAATACGGCTAGACAACTTTCAGGCGGAGCAGGATCATCTACAAATGCATTAGTTTTTGGCGGAGATACTGGTAGTCCTTCTGCATTAACAGAATCGTGGAACGGATCATCTTGGACTGAAGTTAATGATTTAAATCAAGCTAGAGCAGTTGGAGGTTCTGCTGGAGCAACTTACACAGCAGCTTTAATGTTTGGTGGTGGTTTTCCACCAAATTATGCACAGACAGAAACTTGGAATGGATCAACATGGACAGAAGTTAATGATTTAAATACAGCACGAAGATCAGGTGGTGGTGTTGGATCAACAACAGCTGCCTTATATTATGGCGGAATTATATCAGGTAATTCAGCAGCAAATGAATCTTGGAATGGTTCATCATGGACGGAAGTAAATGACTTAAACACTGCTAGAAGAGATGTTTCATCTTTAGGTATAAGCACTTCAGCATTATGTTCAGGAGGAAACCAAGCACCTCCTACGACTTCTGCTCTTAATGAAACTTGGAATGGTTCTAGTTGGACTGAGGTCAATAATTTAAATACAGGTGCATTAGGTAGAAAAGGGTCAGGAACAACTTCTGATGGATTAGTTTTTGGTGGATCACCTGGTTTAGCAAATACAGAAGATTGGGATGGTAATGTTTTTACTGAAAGAAATGATTTAAACACTGGAAGAGAAAAAGGTGGACCATCAACTGTTACAGGTATTACTTCAGCTTTATTTTCAGGTGGAAGTCCGAATGGTAGTGCAGTTACCGCAGTAGCAGAAGAATGGAGCTCAGTATCTAACACTGATAAAACAATAGACACGGATTAATTATGACAACATACAAAGACATACGAGGAACACATATTAAAACAGTAACAACAGATCCACCTGCACCTGTTAACGGACAGATGTGGTATAACTCTACATCTCAAGTTATGAAAGGATTAGTATCTAATCCTGCAGGATCTTGGGCAAGTGGTGGTGCTTTAAATTCAGGAAGATTAGAATTTACTGGTGCTGGTACACAAACAGCTGCTATAGCGATTAGTGGGTACTTAGGGCCTGCTCCATCATTTACTACTGCCGTTGAACTTTACGATGGCGCCTCTTGGACAGAAACAGCTGACGTTAGCACTGCAAGAAGAGGTATAGGAGGACTTGGTATTTATACGGCAGCTTTAGCTGCAGGAGGTTCAACAAGCACAAGCGCAACTCCAGTTGTAGCTTCAAATGAATCTTGGAATGGTTCAGCGTGGACAGAATTAAATGATTTAAATACAGCAAGAGGTAATCCTGGTACGGGAGGAACAACAACTGCAGGTTTACTTTATGGAGGGGATACATCATCTGCTACGGGAGCAACAGAATCATGGAATGGATCTGTTTGGACTGAGGTAAATGACATGAGCACCGCTAGACAAATTTCAGAAGGAGATGGGACTGCAACAAGTGCTTTATCAGTGGCTGGGTATACAGGATCAGCAGCTACAGGAAATGTAGAATCTTGGAATGGATCTTCTTGGACAGAAACAACAAACGTTAATACCACAAGATATTATTTAGCTTGCGCTGGTGCAGATAATACATCTTTGTTGGCTTTTGGTGGATTATCTCCAACCACAGGTAAAACTGAAGAATGGAATGGAAGTAGTTGGACTGAAGGGAATGATTTAAGCACAGCTAGAAATCAACTAGCAGGAAATGGAACAGCAACTGCTGCATTGGCTTATGGAGGGGGACCAGGAACAATAACAGCAACAGAAGAATGGACAGCACCTACAACTAGCACAGTAACATTTACAGCTTCTTAATACTTGATTTATTTTTAATATTGTGTATATAAGAAAGATAAGAAGGATATAAAGATATGAAAAAAGATGTCAGAGAAGTAATACAAGGCGAAGAGCCTCACTTAAATAATTTATTATCAACAGAAGATTTGTCATCGTTTAAAGGTATGGTGGACGAGCTTCGTGACACATGGACCAAGAAACAAATGTTTCGAACAGAAACAGAGGCAAGATTTTCTGTGCTACAAGATAATAGATACCCAACTAAAGCTGCAAAATATTGGCAGTGTGTAAGAGAACAATCTAGCTATTTAGATAATCTAATGGCTTTGTCATTTGATTATAGAAGAAACGAAGCAAAAATAAAATGGCTAGAAGGTAAAATAGAAAAAGAAGAAGACGAATACAAAGCTACTAAATATCAAATAGATTTAGACGAAGCTAGATTCGGTAAAGCATCTATGGAAAAAGTTGCAAGACATAGAATGCGTGAAATTAAAATGTGGTCTAAATTAAAGAAAGAATTTAATGATGGCTCATTTAATGATAAAGATGTTAATCAACACCAATTAGAATCTTATGGTATGCAATATCATGAAAAAGCTAAAACACTAAATGCAAACTCTAGTGAAGCTGAGATATTTAATGTTATGGGTCAGTTACAATCTTTACAAAGAATTAAAAAATCTGGTGAATTAGAAAGTAGTTATAAAGAAACAGAAAGACTTACGCAACATGGAAAACCCAAAGTTTGATTTTGTATTTTTAGGCCAATCAATTTTAAAATATCAGGTGCCTCTCGATGTTTTTAAAACTATTAATCATATCTATGAAGTGAATAAAAACCAACTAGATAAGGCTAATCAACAATTAGTTGGCAAAATAGAAGACGAGCACTCATTATTTTATAATGGTGAAGATCAAACAAAAATGAAAAACCATAATAGATTACCTAGAACAGTCACACATTATTTTATAGAGATGTTTAAACACTATTTAGCGTTTAATAAGATAAGAGATTACGACATACATCTTAATTCTATTTGGGTTAATGAAATGAAACAAAATGAATATAATCCTGCTCATGTTCATAGAGGTATGTTATTTACAGGTTTGTCTAGTGTTATGATTTTAAAATTACCATCAACTTATGGTAAAGAATATTCAGCAGGACACATACAACAAAATGGAAGATTACAAATACTAGGTGCAGCAAACGGCCAGTTTGCTAAAATAGATTATCAACCACCAATGGATCTTAGAGATTTTTATATTTTTCCGTATGATATGAGACATGTAGTATATCCATTTAATGGAACAAATGAAATAAGAAGAACGTTAGCTGCAAATTGTGATGTACGATTTGATCCAATAAAAAATAGAGGTGCAGCATGATAACAGAACCACGTTGGAAATCTTATATTGTACAAACAAATGGACCTTTGTTTACACCTGAACAATGTAATAAAATTATTCAAGCTGGAAGAAGCGAATCTAAAATAGATGCAAAGATAGGTTCAGGGTCTGGAAAAAAAGAAGGAGAAATAGACACTAACATTAGAACATCTCACATAAGTTGGATACCATTTAAAAAAATGATGGACATGTACAAAGATATAGAAAAAGCTATGAAAAGAACAAATGGCAATCATTTTGGTTTTGACGGTATGACAATAAATGAAATGGCACAATACACAGAATATCCATCTGGTGGTTTGTATGATTGGCACGTAGATAATGATGTTAATTTTGAACATGAACCACCTGTTAGAAAAATATCTATGACTTGTTTATTATCACACGAATCAGAGTTTGAAGGTGGTGAATTAGAATTTCAAAGTGAAGGTAAATCTGTAAAGTTAAAACAAGGCCAAGCTGCTTTCTTTGCATCTTTTGTTAGACACAGAGTTGCACCAATTACAAAGGGAGTTAGAAAATCTTTGGTAATGTGGTTTGGAGGACCTCCTTTTAAATGATAAAAGCTGCATACTTTCCAACAATTATTTACGCAAAAGATGTTCAATTAGATAATAAATTATTTGAAAGAGAAGTTGTTGCTTGGGCTGATAAAGACAAAGGAGTTAAACGGACTAACGTGAATGGTTGGCACAGCACAACCAATATGCATCAAATACCGGTATTCAAACCATTGGTAGATGAGTTATTTAAAATGCAGATGGAAATATACAGAGAAGAACTTTTATCTCGTGAACCAATAATAGGAAACATGTGGGCAAACATTAATCCTCCTGGTGGATACAACAGACCACATATACACCCCAACAGTCATTTTAGTGGAGTGTATTATATTAAAGCTCCTCAAGACTCAGGTGAAATAGTTTTTAACGATCCACGATCAGCAGCTCATATGGTAATGCCTGATAGAGTAAAAGATATTAAACCGCCTTCACATTTATGGCGTGAGGTGCGTGTTAGTCCTTTAGAAGGTAGAATGTTAATGTTTCCGTCTTGGCTTTGGCATTGTGTTGAACCAAACGGAAGTAATGATATAAGAATATCTGTATCGTTTAATTTTATACAGAAAGGTTTTGATGTTTAAATATCAAGTTATAAAAAATGCAGTATCCTATGATCTGGCTAATTTTATCTTTAACTATTTTTTACTTAAACGAGAAGCTGTAGATTTTATGTATAAAAATAATATTATATACGACACTGGTATGTTTGGCACTTGGACTGATCAACAAGTTCCTAATACTTATTCACATTATGCAGATCAAGTAATGGAAACTTTATTAGTTAAAATGTTACCAGTGATGGCAAAAGAAACAGGTTTAGAATTAATACCAACTTATTCGTATGCTAGAATATATAAAAAAGGCGATATATTAAAAAGACACAAGGATAGACCTTCTTGTGAAATATCTACCACAGTAAATCTTGGTGGAGATCCATGGCCTATATTTATCGATGGTACGGGGTCTGACAACGTCATAGACGAGTATAAAAACATACATAAGCCCGATGCACCCAAGGGTACAAAAGTCTTGCTTGAAGTAGGTGATATGCTAGTATATAGTGGCTGTAAACTCGAACACTGGCGAGAGCCTTTTGACGGGAACATATGTGGCCAAGTATTCTTACATTATAATCATGTGAATGGCCCATTTGCTGATAAAAACAGATTTGATGGAAGACCAAAGCTAGGTCTACCATCGTTTGTAAAATAGTATTATAATGGAGTCATATGCTACAAAAAATAGGGTTTCAACCTGGTATCAATAAACAAATCACACCAACTGGGGCTGAAGGGCAATGGATAGATTGTGATAATGTTAGATTTAGATATGGCACACCTGAAAAAATAGGTGGGTGGAAACAATTAGGAGACGATGCTCTTACTGGTGCAGGTAGAGGACTTCATCATTTCGTAAATAGTAAAGCTAGAAAGTATGCAATCATTGGAACAAACAGAATTTTATATGCATTTTCTGGT